GCATTAGATTATATGGCTCTATTTAAAAACTTTACATATACAGAGCATCCAAATTATAGATTGGATACTATTGCTCGTATGACATTGGGTAGAGGTAAGATTGAATACGAAGGAAACCTTGACCAACTATTCAGAGATGATATTGAGAAATTCATTGAATATAACTTAGTGGATGTTGAGTTAGTAGTTGATATGGATAAGAAATTACAGTTCATTGATTTAGCTCGCTCAATCTGCCACTCTGGCCACGTATTCTATGAAGATTTCATATTCTCATCAAAATATTTAGAAGGAGCGATATTAACATTCCTACGAAGAAGTGGTCGTGTAGCTCCAGATAGACCTCAAAGAAGAAATAAGAATGCTGATGGTTCTGACGCAGAAGGTAAGTTTCAAGGTGCATATGTTAAAGAACCTAAACCTGGTCTTTATAAGTGGGTATATGATTTAGATTTAACATCTCTATATCCATCTATCATTATGACAATTAACATTTCACCTGAAACAAAGGTTGGTAAGGTTAAGGGTTATATGGTTGAAGACCATATGAAATCTGCTATTGATGAATATACTATTGTAGATGATAATGGTAAAGAGTACCCACCAATGGATAAACCTAAGTTTGATGATTTCGTTAAAAAGATGGATTTATCAGTTGCATCAAATGGTGTTTTATATAAGCAAGATAAAGTAGGTGTAATACCTGAGATTCTTAATGTTTGGTTTGATACGAGGGTAGAATACAAAGACCAGATGAAAAAGTACGGTAAAGCCGGAAATGATGAATTATATAAATTCTACCATCAGAGACAGTTAGTACAAAAGATTATGTTGAACTCATTATATGGTGTACTCGGACTTCCTGCATTTAGATTCTATGATGTTGATAACGCAGAAGCAGTTACACTTACAGGTCAAACTGTAATTAAAACAACTGAGATGATTGCAAATCAATATTATAGTAAACACATCGGAAAAACTGATGATTATAACATATATGTTGATACAGATTCGGTATTTTACCAGGCAGCACCATTAGTAAAAGCTCGTAATCCTGAAATTGATGAGAATGATGATTCACAAATGATACCTGCTATTTTGCAAGTAGCACAAGAGGTTGAGGCTCACATCAATGGGGTGTATGATTCAATGTCTAAGAAAATGTTCAATGTAATTAATCATCGATTTGATATTAAGCAAGAAACAATCGCAAAGGGTGCTTTTTGGGTATCTAAGAAACGATACGCACAATGGATTATCAATGATAACTCTGTGGATTGTGATAAGTTAGATGTTAAGGGATTAGATGTAAAGCGTAGTTCATTCCCAACATACTTTAAAGAGGTGATGTCTACTGTGTTATGGGATATCCTACGGGATGAGGATAAGGATAAATTGGACCAGAAGATTTTAGATTATAAGGATGATATGCCAAATCGAAATTATATTGATATCGCCAAGAACTCAGCAGTAAAGGGTATGAGTAAATATTCTACTAAAACGCAAGTACTTGGTGAATTTATGAAAGGAACACCTGCTCATGTTAAAGCAGCACTTACTTACAATCAATTATTAAAGTATTACAATACCGCTTTTAAATACGAACCAATGAAAGATGGTGATAAGATAAAGTATGTGTATTTGAAGAATAACCCATTAGGATTAGAAACGGTTGGGTTGACTGGTTATAACGACCCAAAGGAGATATTGGATTTAGTAGAAGAGTATATTGATTACGATAAGTTATGGGAGCGTGAGTTAACGAATAAGTTAGATGATTTCTATTCAGCAATGAAATGGGAGAAGCCTTCTCCTAATTTAAAAAAGGCATCGCAATTTTTTGGATTTTAATTAGGATAATTCAAAAAGTTTTTGTATATTAGTGTAAATAATAATTAATAATAAGTAAATTTTATGAAAAAAGTAAGTGTAAGCAGGTTCATTCAGAAGTATAATCTATCTGGATTAATCGAATCAACAAAGTGGAATGTTAAGGATAACAAATTAACCACACAGTTTATTTCAGATGATAAGTCTGTTTTAGGTAATGTTAGTATGACTGATTTTAAGTTTGAAGAAGGTGACTACGGTATTTATGATACGACTAAGTTAACAAAAATGTTATCTGTATTATCAAACGATGTGGACATTGTACCATCTAAGTATGATGGGAAGGTAACTGCACTTGATTTGAAGGATAAAGGGACATCAGCGACTTATATGTTAGCAGACCTTTCAGTTATACCTGTAGTTCCTGATTTAAAACAACTACCACCATTTGATGTTGAAATTGATATTGATTCTACATTTGTAGATAGATTCAACAAAGCAAAAAGTGCTCTTTCTGATGAGAAGAATTTTACATTTCAATGTAAAGATGGTAATGGTAAAATCATTATTGGTTATTCTAAAACCAATACTAACCGAATTTCTATTGATATAACCTGTAAATGTGAAAAGGATGTAGAAGGTATATCATTCTCAGCAGATTTCTTAAAAGAAATACTAAACGCAAATAAAGATGCTAAGTCAGCCTCAATGCAAATATCAACACAAGGATTGGCAAACCTAAAGTTTGATGTTGATAATTATACATCTGAATATTTCTTAGTAGAGGTACAGTCATAATGAATTATTTTTACGAACAAAGTAAGTTCTCTGAATTTAAATCCGACACAACTTATCATCAGTTATTATCTAAGACTGATGATGAGTTTGTTGAGTGGGCTAGGTTATTGCGTAAAGAAGTCACAGATGCATGGGATGGCGCCGGGCAACCACCTGTTAAGGGTAAAACTGAAGAAAGTATTATTAAACATTTTGGTAAACTAAAAAATAACGATTGTGATTTCTTTATTGAAGATACGTCTGATGACGAATCATTGGGTATATTAAAAAACTTTAATAAAGACCAGAGTGTAGTAAATCAGTTTTTTCCCACAATGTTAAAGACTAGAATTTCTAATGGAGTATCGGCGGATGGTGGGTTATCTATTTACGATTACTTTGCTCAAGACGACTTAGAAGACGCGTTTGTAAAAGTAATGCGACGTGCGGTTAAGAGAGATTCCATGTATGCATGGAGTCGTTCACTAACATCTAAAAGGGATGAAAACCCATTTTGGAATGGACAAACCCCTATCGACTTTATAAAAGATATTTCAGCTGGTAAGATATTTACAGGTAAGTGGAAGAATTTTGATATAGTTCTTACTAGAACAACCATACCTGCCATTCGAAAGTATGGTCCATTGGATGAGGGTAAATGTACTTATGGTACTATTTTCTTCTTAGATGCCAAGCAGGTAAATCAGTTAGTAGATGGTGGTTACTTAAACCAACGACAGATTTCTAATTGTGGGGGTATTGAAGATTCGAGAAGTCAAAAAAATGGTAAAGTAGTGAAGTACCTATATAATATTAGATGGTATAACACCGAAGATGGGATATTTCCAAGAATCGTTCAAGCATTCAGATTAGGATTAGGTCAACCAGCCGTAAACTTCCCAGCTCTTACGGCAAAGTGGATTTATGAAAACTACACCAACCACATAGAACAAGATGAACCATTACATATCTATGATTCATCGGCCGGATGGGGTGGTAGGATTGCAGGAGCAATGAGTAGTAGAAAGAAAACTCATTACATCGGTACTGACCCAAATCCTGATAATTTTATTCCTAAACTTGGGATTTCACGTTATGAGTATATGGCAAATTATTACAACAAAACTTGTATAGATACACATTCAGACGTACTAACAAGTTTTTTTGAAGTAAAATCCAATGCAAATACATTTGAACTGTTTCAAGATGGGTCTGAGTTAATTCATAATAATCCTGATTTTCAAAAGTATAAGGGTAAGTTGGATTTATCATTCACATCACCTCCTTATTTTAATAGAGAACAATACTCACAAGATGAGAATCAATCATTTATTGCATATTCTCAGTATGATGATTGGCGAGAGAATTTCTTAAAACCTACACTTACAACCATATATGAGTACTCAAAAAGTGATAGATATATTCTATGGAATATTGCTTCAATTAAAGTTGGTAAAGATACCTATTTTGAGTTAGAAGAAGATTCTATTAAGATTTTAAAAGAACTCGGTGCAGAATATAAAGGTAAACTGAAAATGTGTATGGCCGCAATGATTGGTGCTAATGTAAACAAACGTGAATCAGTAGAAGGTAGTATTAAGAATATGGTTCAAACAAATGGCACGTGGTACAAATATGAACCTATATTCGTATTCCATAAAAAATAAATAATCAATATGAAAAAATTAATTATAATAGTGGTGGTAATGTTAATGTTTAGCGCTAATATTACCATCATTGGCTGCAATTCGATTCGTAATGCAACTGATTGGGAATACAAACATAAAAAATACGAAGTTAAGAAGCGAGACCAAAATCCACATAAAAGAAACTTTAAGTATAACCCTAAATATTAAAAAACTATGATTAAAAAAGAAAAGCACTCACTATGGGTGGAGCGGTATAGGCCGGATTCAATGGATGGGTATGTTGGTAATCAACATATCATAGAGAAAGTAAAGATTTACATTGAGAGTAATGATGTACCCCACTTGTTACTATACGGACAAGCTGGAACAGGTAAAACAACTCTTGCTAAAATCATTACAAACCAAATCGATTGTGATTTGATGTATATTAACGCATCTGATGAAAACTCAGTTGATGCAGTTCGTGATAAGATTCGTGGATTTGCATCATCAATGGGATTCAAAGAGTGGAAGATTGTAATACTTGATGAAGCAGATTATCTAACACCAAACGCACAAGCTGCTCTTCGTAATCTGATGGAAACATTCTCCAGAACGACACGATTCATTTTGACTTGTAACTATGTAGAGAAAGTGATTGACCCCATCCAAAGTAGATGTCAGACATTTGGGATTACACCACCATCTAAAAAGGAAGTAGCTATGAGATTGAAACAAATCTTAGATATGGAAGAGGTGAAGTATGAAATGTCCGACTTAGCAATCTTAGTGAATAGTGGATACCCTGATATTCGTAGAGTTTTAAACGCAGCTCAACGACAAGTGGTAGGTAATGAATTAAAGATTGATAAGACATCTACGATTCAAGCCAACTATATGGATGAGGTACTTACTGTATTACAATCAAATGGTAGTGTTAAAGATTCTTTTACTAACGTAAGAAAGATTATAGCTGATTCAAAGGTAAGAGATTTTACACCATTTTACAGATTTTTGTATGATGAAGTAGATAACTATGCAAATGGTAAGATTGGTAGTACAATCTTAAATATAGCAGATGCTCAATATAAGGATTCGGCAGTAGTAGATAAAGAAATCTCAGTAATGGCTATGTTGTTAGAAATAATAACTGACATTAGAAAATAAAAGTAAATAAATTAGGATATATGGAAAAGAATTCGTATATTTGTGTAAACAATAAGTAAATTAAATTAGTAAACAATAAACAAAAGTAGTATTATGACAAATTCAAATGAAATTTTCGAATCAATTAAAGAATTATATACAGAATTCGAAGCAGAGCACAACGGTACAACAAAGGCATCTAAAAGTAGAGCTAGAAAAGCTATCGGAGAAATCAAAAAGTTAGTAACTGAGTACAGAAAACTATCAGTAGAAGAATCTAAGTAATTATGGCAAAGAAGAGTGGAAAGGTGATTGGCATGAGCCAATCGCCACCTGCACCTAAAATGCAGTTAGACCCAACTAAGTTGGAAACCGTCCGTTGTGAAGAATGTGATGGTGTATTCTTCAATGAGGTAACGATGTATAAAGTAGTTCCTGCAGTACAAGCACCTAATGGTCAGAAATCAATGTTACCTATTCCGGTACAACGATGTGCTGATTGTGGTAGTGTATCAGAACAATTTTTACCAAAAGAGTTATTACCTTAATGGCGAAAAAAGCAAGTACAGGTATAAAAGCAAAATCCATATTCGACCACTTAGCTGGTATAAAGGAAAAGAAAACATCTTGGGAATCTTTAACAGATATGGACAAGAAATCATTCAGCCCCTTTATAATCAACCGATGGTTAAGTATGAATATGGATTTGCTGCCTATTGTTAATATTCTCCAAAAGTACACAATCGGACTTCTATCTGCTAGAGATACCTACAAAGTATATTTAGATTTCCTACCTAATAAGAAAACGTTTGATAAATATATCAAAGGTAAATCTGATGGGAAATATAATAAAGATATGTTAAAGTATCTATCTACTTGGTATGGTGTTTCTCAGAGAGAGGTTATCGATTATATGGAGCTCCTACCGAAGCAGGAGGTTTTGGATATATTAATGAAGTATGGCATCA